CGATTTTACATCTACCCCGGGCGGCAATAAATTAAGCGTGCCCGGGCCGACTTCAATATGCGCCAGATCCTCCGGAGATACGCTTTCGTTACCGCCGTAGGTCGAATTTAAGACATCCGCCAGATTGTCCCCATTGGTATCCGTCGTAAAAAACAAGGTGTAAAACGACTTGATGATAGCAGCAGTGAGCTCGGCGTTGGTGTAGCGGCTAACCTGTTTTAGCACTTCGATGACCGGTGCCAATAACGGGACGCCTCGATACTGCTCAGGCCGCTCCTCATGGGATATCTGCAAAATGTTTGGCTTGCCGCTGCGTCTGCCAAAAGCTTCTACCCGCTGCCATTTCAAAAGCGCTGCCGGATCTGTTAAATCAAAAGGTACTCTGTTCGCAATCCAATAGGCCACAACAGCTCCGTCTGAATCTATTTCTATACCGTTAATAATACGATTACCATTTTTATTGTTAGTCATTTCAACATCATAATAAGACGGCGAACCATACGATCCACTACTGTTTGGGTTACAGACCCTACTGGCCTCAAAAAGCTGTACTCTTAAACAATACGGATTATCAGGTACCGGCCTGCGATACTTGATCGCCGCCCACCCGTCACCATCTACAAGATAGCTCATATATGCAATATCCTGCATATCAAAAAAGTTATTTTTTCGATACAAATCACAGGCCGTGCTGTTTGCCCAAAGGTTAAATTCACGAAACGCCTGACGCTGCCACTCTTTAGCTTCCTCTGCAGTCAATCCCAGCAACCTATAATCTATTTTAGGCGAAACTTTAAGACCAGCGCCTATAACATTGCTGCGCGAAGTATTAATAGCACTTGAACCAAGCGGAGAGTTACATACTAAATCTGCACTGCGGTTTCGTAAAGTTACCAAATTTACATCGACATCTGCTTTAGTACTGGATTTCAAGGGATTATAGCCACGTAAAGTACTTCGTGTCCTACTGGCGCCGCCTTCTGAATAGCCGCTGTTCACTATTATTATTTTTTTATTATTTTCATTTCCCTCAGTAGGATGCCTGGCCTTAGCCGGTATTGCTTTTTTACGTTTCACCATCATCTATCCTCCTAATCCCGCATAATAACTTGCTTTGTTCGATGCCCTCTTGGATACATTGCCTCATCCGTAGTCGCTCCTGCAGCAATAAGATCATTTATTTCTTTTCTTATTTCTGATAAATCAGCTCTCGTCAGCGTTCTATTGCCAATTCTGTAGCTTTGCCCTGCTACCAAAATAGACTGTTCTGCAGATAAATACTGCTTTAACCGTTCATTAAGTACCGTACTTGCCACTAATAATCCCCCCTCACACTTTTTCTAATGCAGCCGTAGCCGCATTTAGGCTTGTTTTTCAGTTTAGACTTTACCGATTGTTCTTTGATTGCATTCGGGCTGTTGATCAATTTTTCCAAAGCCTCGAAATCTGGATTTACGCTTAACATACATGCGAGGTTATAAACCCGCAGATCCAAAGGCTCATTCCGTTTATCTTTAGCTATATTTACCCACTGATATACTAATACTCCATTTTTCCGACGAGGCTCTTTTGTTTCAGATATAAGGCCTTTAAAATAAAATTCATCGTAGCCGCGAGTTAGCTGTACAGTTACGCTATCACTCTTATCAAGCGGAAAATGAAAATATTTAGGTCCAGGCTCTTCAATCGATAACCGATCCATAACATATTGTTTGCCGCTATCTGTGCCCAACATTACCAGCGGTATCGTATGTCCCCTTACGGTTTTAACCTTAGCGTACTTATGCAATAACGGCACTCCTGGTGTCGATGAACCTTTTATAGCAAAACGCTGCCTTGCAAATCGTTTTTTACAGTACGCATAAACTTCTTTCGTGTAGTGGCCGCCGGAATCGATAAACGTCCTGGCTACCAAAAGACCCTTACCTGACGCAAAGCGATATTCCTTATCCAGCTGTTCGTCCAGCATATCCCACACTTTAGGTGTATCCGGTACGCCCAAAATAGTGCCCTTTTTTATTCCCCAACATTCTTCAGCCATTCCCCAGCCACAAATCTCATACTCGAGCCTGTTGTCTTGTACGTCAACGGCCGCTGTTAAAAGCAGTACGCCTTCCGGCAGCTCGGCGCCATAGTTTTCACGCCTGCGCATAAACTGCTCATGACTTTCAAAATTTCCTTTGCGCTCATATGCTTCTCCAAAACGAGTATTAACAACTACTTTTTCACGCTCTGGATCGCCCTGTGCTTCCAACCATTCCTGCATTACATCTGACCAGTTCACCCAAGGTGATGCAAAACAGTTAACAAAAAAGCTCCGTACCCCCTTAGTGAGAGCCGAAGCGTTCTGTGCAATATATTTTTGTGCGGCCTGCCGCATTTCAGTTTCTGTAAACCCAAACCCGCAATCTGGGCAACGCCAAATAACTGACTTAACGATAATCTGCCTTGTTCCCTTTTTATCAACAGAACAGTCGTAGTCAGTATGCATATCCCGATGTGTGACTAAATGCCACTCTTTGCACTTTGGGCATTGATGCTGCCACTCTTCCTGAGTCCCTGTTATATATTCATCTTCGATTCGACTGTCTCCAGCATTGGTCGGTGTTGAGAATAGCCCCATTACGCTATCCCAAAATGTAGTCATACGTTTTGCAGCCAAGCTGACCGGGTCGCCTTCTGTGCCGGCGCTTTTTGGAAAGCGGTCAACTTCGTCTGCCAGCAGTATTTTTATCGGCTTACTGGCAAGACCGGCAGGACTGTTAGCACCCGCCATGATAAGTCTGCCGCCTGGGAACTGTTTAGAAAGAATAGTATTGCCGGCATCACGACTTTTTACGTCTTTAAAAATATCTCTCAATACCTTTGTATCTCTGATCATCGGCGCTATACGTGATTTACTATAGTCCTGTGATGTTTCGATAGTTGGTTGGATCATCATTATCGGTGCGGGTGCCAGATGCGCGAACCGACCAATAACATTATTCATGATATCGGACTTTCCAACCTGAGATGCGGTCTTTGCAACCACCCTAGTTATGCCTGGTTCAGTAAAAGCATCCATAATGGCTTTTTGATATGGAGCACGATCTGTTCGCCACCGCCCAGGCTCTGCAGCAGCTTCGCCAGATATCATCCTATAGCTATCAGCCCATTCGGATACAGTTTGATCTGATAACGGCATCAATGACTGTTTTACTATTTTTTTGAAAAGATCAACTGTCTTCTTCATTACTAAATATCTCCGGATTATAATCGCTAAGCTCAGTTAACCTTGACTTAATTTCTTTAGAAAGTTCCGTCATAATAACACTTCTGCTCTGATTCTCCAGTCTAGCAGCCATCTTGGATGGTATGCCTAAAAGCTGACTCCGTAATTTAGATAACATATCTGTCATAACTCTTTCGACACCTGCCGCATCATGTGATAGATTTTGTCGCCTTGCCAATTCAAGTTCAGCTAATTTACGTTTTGCAGCTTCATGCAATGCTTTTTCAGACCAATAATCATCTTCATCCTTGCTGGAATATTTATTTTCATAGAACGAAGCTATTGCCATTGTCAAAACGAAGTCTCCTTCTATTTCACGATGCAAAACTTCCTCATTTACCAACTGATTTACACGTCGTTCGCTGATGCCCAATAATTCGGCAAGCTCTCTTGCAGAGCCACGTTTCAGCATTTTAACCACTTCTATTTTCACCACCTGTCTACTACAAAGAGAAGGAAATTGGAAAAAATATTTTTAAATCTAAACCTTTTTCGGGGCTCGAAAGACCCTCAAAGAAAGTTATCCACAGAAAGAACCTATGAAAATTCTCCTGCAAATGGACATAAGAAAAGCACTCACCGAAGTAAGTGCTTAGAGTATTCAGTTTAAATCCTGATATACCGTAAAAATTCCTTTACAAAGGTAATTGAACTCCTATTTTAGACCGTTTCAAATATTCATTATACAGCCTATCGTCATTATTAATAATACTACCAATCCTAAACTTGTAGTAATCTAACTCTAATGTTTTTACATCCGGCAAAGGAATAACGCATCTTCCACCATCTATTATTGCACAATAAATTACATCAACAACTACAATACCATAACGGACATAATATATCGTCCGTAACGCCCCCTTGTCCGCGTATGGATCTTGTGCCCAAGGTTCGTTAAATAACGGTAAATTAGTTGGATCTAGGGGATGAGCTTCTATGATAGAAATATTCAAATCTGTTTTCAACACACTGATGTTTTCTTCCGGATGATATACCCACTCTTCATTTACAGATAGTTTTATTTTTTCTCTAAAGTCAACAATATTCATAATCGAATCACCATCCCTATTAAGATAGCTTTATTATACCACAGGTCAATACTGAAATTCTATGCAATCTTTTAAGTACTTATAAATCCATTATATAATGCAAAACTTATTTCGCTTTATAAAACTATAACCTTGCAGCATCTGACTGTATTTTGTCCCATTGCTTTTGAAAGAAATTTTGCATATGCTTTTCAAAGTCATCTAAACAAGCCGTAACCTCTTTATCAACTTTTTTCAGATACATTTCTCTTTCTGATTCGCTCATTTCATATGCTATATTAAACAGACTTTGTAATCTTACAACTTCAGCAACTTTATTTATAGTTTCGACATCAGTTGGGTTTATCCTAAATTTAATCATTATTGATTTTTTAGTAAATTCTTTTACCTTTAATGGCAATTCCTCATTAGCAGAAAAAGGACCTCCAAGAAAATTTATACTTCTCACTACATATATTTCTGTTGCCAAGCAATAAAAATCTGCAACATCTTCTCTCAAACTATTCAGCCACCTTGTACTTTCAGCCGTTACTATATTTTTATAATCTTTCCTTCTGCTAACCCAAAAAGTAGATATTGCCGCAAAAGCAGCTATAAAAATTGATAAAATAGATATTCCCAATGTAATATATTCAATCGTCACTCTAATCACCAGCCTTTTTAGATGGCTTTATTATACCACAAAAGCCACTGGCATTTACGCCAACGGCTTTTGTCAATTTCTACACATACATTATAACACAGGTCAATACTCGCATTCTATCTCCTCTTTTAATTTTTGCAGCGCCTTAGAATGCATTTTGTGTATATACTGCCACGAATACCCCAAATCCGCGGCAATAACTTCCCACCGCTGATAATTCAAGTAACGTTTGAACAATATAAGCTGTAGCTTCTCATCGCCAAGCATTTTAATTAGTTCTCTCGTCGCCGCTAACGCCTCTGTAAGCATCTTAATATCGTTTTGAATATCTTTGTCTAGGTCAACCAGTTTTGCAACTGCACCGCCTATTTTATCGCCGTCGCCTCTACCTCCAGGTGCAAAGCTATAAACCGGCGTTATCTTTGCGGCCAAGCCTTCTAAATCCTGTAACGTTTGCAAATCTGCTTCAAGCTGCTTTTGCCAGACCCATGCACTTTTTAACCTTTGCTTTATTTCATCCGTCGTAGGCATCGCATCACCCCTCTGCCCGTAAAACATCTGTAGCAACGTCTATCGCAGCACTTTCAGCTTCACTCAGCTGATGACCATGCTGCACCTGCCCTAACATACCGATCACGCTCCGGAATCGATTTTCTTTTACACAATTTACCCTACGACAGTAAACTTTATTCTCGCTTACCTGACGGCTCCACACGCAGCCCTTACACTTATGTGCCATTCTAATCACGCTCCTTTACTCCAATTGCTCAATTCGTACATAAAGCCCTGGCTGCTCTGACCAAAACTTTTCTGTAATCTCACTTGCTACCTGTGCATCGTCTGTCCAATAGCCGAGCCCAGTCATTACATCCTTAAGCAGCTTGATCATATTATCAGTATCCGGCTTTGTAATTTTATACTCGCCATTTCTATGGTTCCCTGTAGCTGTATAGCACCATTTAGTCAAAAGCCTTATCGGACCGGTCAGCTTTTTTTCAGGTACATAAGCTGCCAGGTGCGCACTAAACTTCAGCCTGGCATCTTTAAGTGCGTCAGGTTCATAATAGTGTGGCTTACCGTTTACAACATGGACCTTTTTCTGCTGATGCGTAACTGTTGGCAGTTTCATCTGAATAAAGAACTCAATCATCATATGCTCCTCTTTCGTAAGCTTCCCGCCATTCTTGAATCGTAGCCAGCAAATAGTCAGCGCCTTCTTTACTTCCAAGCAATTCCTTTCGGTCAATTGTATTTTTTACGATAAGAGTTCCGTCTGTTTTCATAAAACCAAATTGTAATTTTCCAGCCTTCTCATAACAACGCATAAAGCTATTACCGAATTTTACAACTTCTCCTTTTTCAGTTTCCCAGTATTTACTATTTTTCATTTTTCATTCGCTCCTTTTTCCTTTCGCGCGGTATACCTCTTCCTACAACCGAAAGGAATTTTCCCGCCAAGCCAAGGCGGAAAATCCTTTTGTTGTATAGGAATACAACCTACAATGACTAATCATATATAGATACATCGCGCGCGTATATCGCGTATATAATATTAGTGAACATTCACTTAAGGAAAATCTCGATAATCGCTCGACTTTTTCCGATTCGGAAATTCTCGATAATGTTCGAGTTTTTCCAAATTGTCAGAAAACGGCGTCGTGGAAAAACACTCGACTTTTTCCAATTCGGAAAAGGAAAATCATTCGACTTTTTCCGTTTTCCGAACGATTTCTCCATTATTGCTTATTGCAAACATTCCACTTTCTCGAATATGATTCTTCACCGTTTTTTCCGTCACATCTAAATAACTGGCCAGGCCTTTTACTGTCGGAGTCCCACAAAAACTTTCTGCTTCAAAAGCTTTTTGTAATGCTACTATCCGTTCTTTTTTCAAATCATCCGGTGACTTCTTCTTTTTGAAATTCCGCTGCCAGGCTGGTCCCTGCCCGTCAGGTTCAATATCCTTTAGACTTCCAATATCATCAACGTAATGCACAGGATAATTAAACCAAAGATTGATAGGCGGGAACTTCGGAAACTCACGTAGAGTCCCTTCAATGCGCCACGCTGTACGTTGCCGCACCCGCTGTTTGGCCGCCGGAATCGCCGTTTTCACAAGCTCAATATTAGTATTATTGCCAAGCATCTTATGGCAGTATTCCAACAGTACAACGCTACTGCACTCGTCATCCTGCGATAAATCCTGTGTATAGGCAGGGTAATATCGTTTTAAATACGCCAAGCACTCGGCGCAAATTGCTTTATTTTCTTCCTGCTTCAGTAATTCTTCTGTTGGTTCCAGCTCTATCAAATCAAGCAGTGCGTCAGGATCACGGGCAAATACTCCTGACCCTGAAGCTCTGTCTATAGATTTTTTACTGCCTTGGCCACCCTTTGAATGATGGTGGCAGTAGATCACAGCGCAGCCCAGTTCCGTACAAACCTTATCGAACTGATTACAGAAATGCGCCATCTGGTCAGCACTGTTTTCGTCACCGGTGATGATTTTATAAATCGGATCTATAACGATAGCAATATAATTCTTCTTTGCTGCACGCCTGATCAGCTTCGGCGCCAGCTTATCCATCGGAATCGACTTGCCACGCAAATTCCATACATCGATATTAGACAAATTGCTCGGCTCCCACCCCATTGCCGTATAAACATCCTTAAAACGATGCAAACAACTTGCCCTGTCAAGTTCAAGGTTCACATATAAAACTTTACCCTTTGTACAGCTAAAATTAAGCCACTGACGGCCCTCGGCAATCGCGCAGCACAACTCTATCAAAGCATAGCTTTTGCCTGCCTTAGACGGCCCTGCAATGAGCATTTTATGCCCCTGTCGCAATACATTATCAATCAGCGGTTTTGCCAGCTCCGGTAAATTATCCCAAATCTCACTAATGCTTTCCGGTTCCGGAAGATCATCGTTGACCGCCTCAATCCACTCCTGCCATTCTACAAAGCTGGCTTTGCCGATGTTGGTATCAACTAAAAACTGCTTGTGTCCCTGACGCATCACACCCGGCATTCTGCTGAGCCGCGAAGGATTACGGTTTTGGGTATCGATTTTAAGGCCGTTTTTATTACAAACAGCGTAAAGATAATCAACACGTTTACGATATTCCGCATAGTCTGCTGCATCGATCCTAACAATAGCATGCAGCGACTTTTTCCCTGAATGTACCAGGCAGGCCACCGGCAGTTCCAGTGTCCGGATAATTTCATTCTGCTTGGCTATATCCATCTTGTCCGATTCGACCAGAGCATACCGAAATTCTGTCACATTGTCGTTTTTCACGCCTTTACCATCAAGAGGATTAAAACGTATCCATGCGCCGCACTCAGGGTTGTAATCGCCAAGCACCCCGCCGATATCACCCTTACATTTATTAAGTAGCTCAATGAGCTGCCCAGCTGTTCTATCAGAACAACCTTTTGACGGTAGATATTTACCGTCTTTTTGCCATGATTCCGTTACATAGCCAACATTTTCCGTACTGTCGAATAAAGTTTCCAGATAAGTTACCAGTTCTTTTACCGGATCCCAGTTTTCCGGGTCCGCTATTTCCTGGCCTTCGATCCAGTTCTTATCAACCAAAACCATATCTTCTTTTTGTCCGATGATATCATCCCATGAAAGTTCATGATCTTCACGCTGCTGTGGCGTCCAGCCGTTATCCTTAGCCATTGCTACGATCGTACCACTCGTTACTGGTGTGCTGGTATCACCTCTGAACGTCTCCCATTTTTTTCGGCATTCATTTGCGTGGTATCTTCCAGCATCCCGCCGGCTCCAATCATCCCACACGCTCACGCTGTACCCTTCTGCTTTCAACGCCATGCCAACATTGACCCATTCCTGATAATCAAGAATGCTTGGATCGATATAATCAAGCAGCGGCAGCAAATCCAATTTATTCTCCATGATGTTCTCCTTTATTCAGGCTTGTAAATCCGTGGATCAATGCCTGCCGGAATACGCCAGCCACCGGCAGCAATCCTGTCTATTAATTTCTTGGCATGTTCAAAAGACCAGGTCCCGACGTGCTGGAACCCACGACCTTCTAAAAAACGGATCTGTTTCGGTGTTGTAAGTCCTTCACTTCTGCGCTTATCCAAACGATCAAGGATTTTCGCAGCTTTACCGGCATTGTCGATATCATCCGGATTTATACCAAACTTCTCTAATGTTTTAAGTTGCTTTTCACTGGCCGGGCTCATTTCCCAACCGAATGCTGGTACATAGCTTGACAGATCCTCTGCTTGGATACTCATTTCAAACTGCAGTGGATCCACCAGTTTACGCTTACGCTGTTTCATTGCTGCCAACTGTTTCGCCAAAGCTTCTTCCCGCTGAGCAACAACATCTTCAGAAGCCTGCTTTTCCACTGCTTCCAAATCTAACGGACAAGCTGCGTCCTGTAATGTTTCAGTCATAGCTCTGGCCACATCTTCATTTGTCGCAATCAAATGCGCCGGTCGGCACAGTTCATGGCGTTCTGTATGCCACAGAAAATCAAGCAGCAAAAGTTCTTCTTTGCCCGGTGCCAGCCTCGTACCACGGCCCACCATTTGACAATACAAACTCCTGACCTTCGTTGGCCTTAATACAACAATGCAATCAACAGCCGGGCAATCCCACCCTTCTGTCAAAAGCATTGAATTACAAAGCACGTTATATTTACCGGTTTCAAAATCACTCAGCACCTTTGCGCGATCCTCGCTGTTACCATTTACTTCGGCAGCGCTGAAACCGATACCATTCAAAATATCCCTAAACTTTTGGCTGGTCTTGACAAGTGGTAAAAAAACTACAGTCTTTCTATCCATACAAATTTTAGCCATTTCCTCAGCAATCTGATTCAGATATGGATCGAGAGCCGTTCCCAGATCGCTGGTCTTAAAATCACCGGCCTGGGTCCCGACACCTGTCAAATCTAATTTCAGAGGAATAGTCTGAGCCTTGATAGGTGACAGATAACCTTCTTTGATAGCTTTAGGCAGCGTATATTCATAAGCAAGGCTCTCAAAACATTGCCCTAAATTACGCATATCGCCTCTGTCAGGCGTTGCAGTAACACCAAGCACCTTAGCGCTGTCAAAATGTTCCAGCACCTTCTGATAGCTATCTGAAAGTACATGATGTGCTTCGTCGACGATGATCGTATCGAAAAAATCCTTTGCAAATCCGTTTAACCGCTTCTCGCGCATCAACGTCTGGACAGAACCTACTACCACACGATACCAACTGCCCATACAGGTATATTCAGCTTTTTCCATAGCCGATTTTAAACCTGTAGCCTGCTCGATTTTGTCACAGGCCTGCTGCAACAGTTCAAAACGGTGCGCCAAGATCAGTACCCGGTCACCCTGCTTAACCTGTTCCTCTGTAACCTTTGCAAAGACTATAGTTTTACCGCACCCGGTCGGCAATACCAACAGAGTGCGGTTTATTCCTTTATTCCATTCGCCCAAAATAGCCTGTTTAGCTTCTTCCTGATATGGACGCAGCTGCATTAGAAAGCTCCGGGCCGAAATGCAGGAGCGGCCTGCGGTTGTCCTTGATATAAGTTTTGTTGTTGCGGTGCTGCCGGAGTAGGTGCTGTTGTCGCTGTATTTTCAGGATCATAAAAGCGTTTAATTTCGTTATACTGCTTACCATCATGCATACGGATACCGATCTTAGCCCTGCCCTTTCGACCAACCACCCGTGGCCAATCCATTTTCAAAGGTTCACCGTGTTTTTTCATCCCAATACCGATAAAGAAAGCCGAAATCATGCCTTCCGTCCGAGAATGTAAGAACAAGTTATGCCTGATACGGGCTTCGCCTTCCGGTGTTTCAACTACCAAAGTTATTACAGCTTTATTACAGGGCGGCAACTTTTCGCTGCCTTCATGACGGGCACGTTGAAACTCTAATACCTTAAATTCATAATCGCCTTCCGGCAGAATGATAAAACCGGCGCTCTCCTTTTCAATAGTATCGTCCCATCCTAATTCTCTTTCTTCTACGGGTACTGCTTGTCCTAATTGTTCAAATGCCATTGTTTTATTCTCCTTTATCTGTTAAATATTATTTAAACTACATTGATTTTCTTAAACTTAAAAAGGTATCTCCGTGTTCTCTTTGATCAAACCAAAGACATTGGGCCAGGCT